AATCTATTTGGATTAGGGGGGCTGTTATATCATTAGCTAGATAACTCATTTATTATCTTATTCTATTTAAAAGAAAAATACATTTAATATTTATATATATAAAAATTGATATAATCATATTTTGAGAAATAGATATAACCAAGATATATAAATAAAACTAAGATGAAAAGAATTGATAATATCCATAATAAAACAATGGATATTGATGTTGAAAATCAACCATATAATTCAAAAAACATTCTGATAAGCGATGAGGACTTATATAAATTGCTGAGTAGCAATGGTTTGCCTGATTTAGAAATAAAGAACATCAATTTATATCGTGTTGCATTCGTTCATAAATCTTATTGTACTATGAAAAATATTGATTTTGAGAAAAGTAATGCAAATTGTCCGTGTGATTGTCTTCCTCTTCAAGATATGTCTTATGAGCGGCTTGAATTTTTAGGGGACTCTTTGCTTGGAATGATTGTAACGAATTATTTATATAATAGATTTCCAGACCAAAACGAGGGGTTCTTATCTAAAATTAGGACGAAGATAGTAAATGGAAAGATGTTGGGGTATTTGTCGGATAAAATAGGATTACCGAAGTTTGCCATTATATCTAAGCAGGTTGAAGAATCCGGTGGAAGGAATAACTATAAAATTATGGAGGATATATTTGAGGCATTTTTAGGGGCACTCTATTTGGATTTCCAGACAGATGCTGACAATATTATTATTCCCAATATTAATATAAATCCTTCTTCAGGAGCGGGATATTTCGTTGTAGAATCTTGGATAATATATATTATAGAGAATTACATAGACTTTTGCGAACTCATTAGAATTAAAAACAATTACAAGGATATGCTGGTATCTCATATGCTTCATTCTTTACAGGATGTACCACAATTTAAAGAGCTTAATGTAACCGTAAAAGATAATGTTAGGATATTTACATATTGTATCAAAGACAAGAACGGGAGCATTATTTCTACGGCTACTGGAAATACTAAAAAAGAAGCGGAGAACAATGCATCTAAAGAGGCTCTTATATACTATAAAGTTAGTATCCAAGAATATAATTCGCATATTTAGGAATATTTAAGAGATATGTGCGATATTTGGATATATAATATATAATATTATATATTTAAAAATGAGTACTAAGAGTACTAGTATAGCGAGTGAGGCGAGTATTGAGAATATTAATATTACACATTTAGTTTTATCGGGGGGTGGTATGCGTGGTGTTATATTTGTGGGGGCTCTTAGATACTTATATTTAAATAATATGCATAAGAATATAAAACATATTGCAGGGTGTTCAATAGGTTCTTTAATAGGCCTTATGTTTGCCCTTAAATTAACTATTTATGAGATGGAAGAGGTATTATATAATTGTATGAAAGATAATGAGTTATGTTTTTTATCTATTAAAAAGTACATAAGATTAATTACAGAACTTGGTTTATTTGATACAGAAGTAATGATTAAGCATTTAAAAATTATAGTAAAGAGGAAATATGCAGATAGGTGCAATGGTATGAAGGATACGAAGGATACGGAAGAGCCCGATGAGTATAATGCCGATGATATATCAGATACTATTACATTCTCGCAATTATCTAAAATTTTCGGAGTAAATATGTATATATCTTGTACGAATATAAATACTTGTGAAAATGAGATTTTTTCTATTGAGAAAACGCCCGATGTCTGTGTATATAAGGCTTGTTGCGCCTCAATGTCTATACCATTATTGTTTAAGCCGATAAATATAGGAGATTATCATTATTATGACGGGGGATTAACTAACAATTTTCCTATAAAAATATTTGCCGATGTGCCACGAGAGAATATAATAGGTATGCTTTTGTATAAAGATAATGAAAATACTGAGCATATTCCTGTAAAAACTATAAATTTTATATATATTGTAAAGCAGTTGATGACGATATTAAATATTCTAAGAGTAAAAGAGGTTTTATTAAAGCAGATTCAAGATAGCAAATATACTAATTATTATCGCCCTCAAAATCTCGTTTTAAAAAGCGGAATGAATATAATATTCGCGAGGAAGGGAATGCGATTACATATAACTAAAAAGGAGATTGACGAAATGGTATTTGTCGGCTTTGAAACAATGACTGAATATATTGACGAATTATCTGCAAAATATACAGCTGATGCTAATGCGCGCATTGATGCGATTAGTCTTTGATTAATATTTTTTTATTGATGTAATAGGGGTTTTTATTAATAACCGTGGCATTTGCAGGTAATTTGGTGATAAATATTTTGTCGGGGGCTTTTAATAATATTGGCAGAATTGTATCAATAGTTAATTTTTCTAAATATATGCTATTATTTTCATAGCTACTACTATAGCTGCCACTTCCGCTACTTGAACGACGACTATTATTAATAGCTTTTCTAAATGTTTTGACATATTCGCCGATTTCATCAGATGGCAGATTGTTATCTATAGATATCCAGGATCTCGGTTCTATCTTTTTATTTCTAAAAGCATTTATCAATCTTTTATAGTCATCGTCAATAAGGGATTTTTTGACAGATTTGATTTTTTCGGCAAAACCGAAATCATAAATATACATAACGTATTCGCAGGATTTTAGATAATAATTTTTACCATAAATATTATAGTGATGATAGCTATTTTTGGTAACATTATAATTCATATGATATAGAAAATTTCCCCAATGACAATCGCCGTGAATAAATCCGAGATGATGAAATGTAGATATAGATAACATTATTTGGATAAATACATTATATAACACGCTGTTATTTTTGAGGAACATTTTACTATTACAGAGCTGTTTCAAATCGCCTCGGGCGAGCTCATTTAATAAAATATAGTATTTCTTATTTAGAACGATATCTGGTAAGTTTTTATTGGATATTTTGTCGCAGATAATAACTTTGTAAGTTAGAATGAAATGTCTTGATATCATATTTTTAATAACTTTATCGGTTATTTTCAAGTTAATCTGTGCTTCAAACAGATTAACGCGGTTATTAATCATAATTTTTGAAGCAATAGGATATTTGCCGAATTCATTTTTAATAGATGCTATATAAATATACCCGTATTTGCTAATAGAACCGAACTTTTTTGTAAGAAATACCTTATTATTGATATTGTATCCGCGAACATCTTCATTTTTTTTAGAATTGATAGAGTATTCTTTTAGACACTGTTTATTATTTATATCTTTTAATTTGTTCGTTATATGCTTATAATAGAATATTCTTTTGTCTATATTATATTTGAGCGTTTTATCCTTAAAATATTTAAGTAATGCATCGGGAACTTTAATATCTATTTCTTTACTGTTATTCATATCAATATATTTGTTATTAATTGTATTTGAGAAATGGCTATATGCGGACATATTTTTAGTGTTAAATAAATGGGATTCTGCCATTATCTTATATATCTTCTATTTATAAAGCAATATTCTAATATAATATTATAATAGATTTAATGAATAACAAAGAAGAAAAGAGGGGCAGAGCTGAGCCGTATATATTTATAATAGATTTGGATGGAACTATAATAGGTGATTGTAATTATCAATGTGATTTGTATAATATTATTGAATTGGTAAAAAAATATAAGATGAAGGGGTTAAATAAATATACGGCGCTATGTAATAAATATTTGAATGAAAGTTATTCTGAGAAATCTCTATTAGTGAGACCGCATTTTTTCACATTTATTAATGCTATGAAAAAGCTGTATCCATCAAGCTATTTTTATATTTATACGGCTTCTGAGAAAAAATGGGCGAATAAAGAGATAGCTATAATAGAGAAGCATAATAATTTTAAGTTTGACAGGCCACTATTAACGCGCGATAATTGTATTATGGATAAATACGGGAATATAAAGAAATCCATTGCCAAGATACTACCTTTAATTAGCAAGACCATAAAGATACCAACTAATTATGATATTGGCAAGAGATTATTAATAATAGATAATAATCCGACATTTATAGATTATACAGATAATTTGTTGATATGTCCCTCGTATAATTATATGAAATTTTATGATTTGCGACAGACTTTGCCTAACTATAATAAATGTGAGGAGTTGAAAAGCTATATTAGCAGATTAATAAGAGAACAGAGACTTAGTAAGATATCAAAGAGGTCTGAAAACTTAGAGAAGACATACAAATGGCTATATAAAAAATGTAAGAAAATTAATAAATACAATTCTAAATATGAGGGAGATACATTTTGGAAGGACCTTTCCGTGCTTATAAAGCATTACACTATTACTTCATATAGCCCTAAAATAATAACCGAAATCCAAAAAACTATCACAAAAAAATAGAATCCTAAGCATAGACCTAAAATGTATCTAAAATGTTATGACAAGTTAGCAAATAAGGATATGATGATATAATAATGATATTAGAATTATGATATATGTTAGTTTTGATATCGGGGTTAAGAATCTTGCCTTATGTATATTAAGAAAGACTGAGATATTGGAGATATTGGAATGGCGTATCATAGAATTGGCTTCGTCTAAGAAGGAGATTAAAGGGATTGATGATATATCTGAAAGAATATATATTGAGATGGATAATATTATTGGTGGGTTAAAAAATACGGGCATTAATATGATAGATTATGTATTGATAGAGAATCAGCCTTCTAATTTAAACGGCATTATGAAAACTATCCAGCATATAATCTACGGTTATTTTAGTTTAATTAAATATTGGGACAAGGAGGTCGGTAATGTTGTCCTTGTCAATGCATCTTTAAAAACTAAGAACCACATCTATGTTATAAATATGGAAGCGAATGCCTGTAAGGGAGAGGGCGGAGAGGCGAGGAATAAGAAGGGATTTAGGAGGGATAAATATAAGAATAATAAGATGCTGAGTATTGAGTTGTGTCGCGAATATATTAGCGAGAACGAGGAATTAAAGAAGAGATTTAATGAAAACAAGAAAAAGGATGATTTGAGTGATGCGTGTTTGCAAGCTGTATCCTATATTAGAAGTAATACGAAGGGAGATATTACAAATAAATATAATAAATTATATAGTAGTTATATATGCTGTAATGAAAATAATGAAAAGGAAGAAGCGTCCTAAAATATTAGTAATAATGATGTATAGTAATCGCGTGTTGAATAATATAAGAAAGATGCGTTTTAAAAAATCTATAAGAAATGCAAGATTATGTTTTAGAGATTGGTACGATGAAGAAGGTATTGCAAAATTATTGAATAATTTGGAAGATAAATTGGATGCTATTATAGTATCTGGTTCTGATTATCGCATAGTTGATAGAAGGTCTCCGAAGGTTCCAGAGATAATATTTAAACACGCTAACAAAATACATATTTTGGCAATTTGTTACGGAATGCAATACATTGCTGTAAGATTCGGGAAGTTCTCAAACGTGAGAACGAGAGATGCAGGATATATTAGAAACTATGATAGACCTTTAAAAATAAGGTATCCTTTTGATATTGTAAAGACTAGATATAGGTATAATCATAATGATATTGTTATCAAAGTAGGTAATAATATTAAGACTGTAATGAAAAGAAAAGATATGATAGATATATTATATCATAAGAAGAAGGATATATTGGGGATACAATTTCACCCTGAATATTATGTAAAATCTGGGAAATTATTTTTTGGCACTTGGTTATCGTGGCTATCTCGTAGAAATAGCTAATGCTAATATTTGGAAACTTATTTTTGTAAGAATGTTAGAATGCGTATTAATAAACATTTAAAAATTATAATAGATATATAAACATTTGATACCCAAATAAATATATAATATGGCTTTACTATCAAATTTTAATAATAGAAATGATGATTTAATTGAATTGAATAGAGAAAGTTTCAATAAGCAACCTTTTATTTTTAATATACCTGGAGGTGGCAAGCAGTCCAATATAGCTATTAACGAAGAATTGTTTAATAGGAAAAAAATAAGCGATGATGTTATATCAATGTCTTCTGGCGGTTCTTCGCGCGGAAGTTCGTCGGGTGGTAAAAAGAACTATATGAAAAATATCGGCAACATATATCGCAATAAAGATAGAATTGGCAGAGGTTCACGAATAGAAAGCGAGAGCGATAGTGATGAGAGTAAAAAGAGTTCAAGTCGCGGCAAGATTAAGAAAATATATGATGATAATATTAGCGAAGCCAGCGGAGGCAGCGATGAAAGTAGCGGAAGCAGTGTAGGAAGCGACGGAAGCGACGGAAGCGATGGAAGCGACGGAAGCGATGGAAGCGATGGAAGCGGTGGAAGCGATGGAAGCGGTGGTGGCGGTGGTGGCGGTGGAAGCGGTGGAAGCGGTGGCAGTAAAAATAAGAATAAGTTTTTGAGCCCTAAGGAAATAATAAAGAACGAGATAAATGAAAAGAGAGAGATAATATATCAGCTTGACAGAATGGAATCTAAGGGATTTAAGATACCCTTCAAATTCAATATGAACTCTGATATTGAAGAGATGAGAACCGAATACAATAGGCTTATTAGAGAAAAGGAATTGGATGGAAGCGTAAGATTTCAGCAAAAAATGTTGATGGCATTTATCTCGGGAACTGAATATATTAATGGGAGATATGACCCGTTTTCTATTAAGCTGGATGGGTGGTCAGAGCAGGTAAATGAAAATATAAATGATTACGATGATATTTTTGAGGAATTGCATTATAAATACAAGGCGACGGGCAAGAAGATGGCGCCCGAATTGAGGCTCTTTATATCACTGTCCGGAAGCGCTTTTATGTTCCATTTAACAAGCAGAATGTTTAAAGAACAACCGCTTCCTGATGTAGAGAATGTTCTCCGTTCTAATCCCGAATTAATGAAGCAGTTTCAAAATGCGGCCGCAAAACAATATGTTATGGGAAATGGTGCTCCACAGCAAATGCCACAAATGTCTCAAAATCGCGGGTCAAGCAACGATAATATGGGGTTATTCAATATGGTAAGTAATCTATTTGGTTCTCTAAATAGCGACCCTGTACCTTCAAATATGCCGGCATATGCACAAAATATGAACGCACAAACCAGAGGTATGGCATCACAGTCTAACGATAAAAAGCAATATGAAGATATTGATAATATAATTAAGAACGTTCATAGCAAGATATCAACCGATGATAGCGATAATAATATAGAGACTCTTTCAGTTAGCGACGAAGAGATTACTTCAATTATAGAGGATACGGCGGATATCCAGATATTAAAAGGGCGAGGAAGACCTAAGAAGGGGACGCGCACATTAAATATATAAAATACAAAGGATATACGAGATACATACGACTATTATGAAAATAACTATTTTTTTAACATATTATATGATATATGAATAAAAATAAAGGTTAAATTGTAAAATAGATAGCTATTTGTTATTTATCTATTTTTTCTAAGATTGGTTATTTTTTTAGCGGATTTATTAACAAAGCTGCCGACTTCTTTAACGGATCTAACGATTCTATCAGGGGTGCTGCGTAGAGATTTCATCGGGTTGCGGATAGTGTCTTCCACTTCCTCTTCAAATACTTCTATCTTGGATAATAGGCTGCTTAGTGTGCTTAATAGGATAGGGATGATAATTATGGTGAATAGAAGGGTCAAGAATAGGAAGAGGGATATCATAGTACCTACTGAAATGATATCGCGGCTTAAATCCTCGGAGCATTTGCATTTCTCGTTGGTTAAATATCTAACATAATCAAAGGCGTAGTATATGTATACGACGAACATTAAGAAGAATACGAAGGTAGCAATTGATAATAATTGGACTACTACATAACCCATGCTTTTAGCGATAGATTTAAGCGATATAACAGAAGTTATTATGAAATAACCGAGGGCTATTACTGTGAAGTTCTTGATAAAATCCTTGTTAGGGTGTTCCGAACATTCACACCCCATATTCTCCAGTTTGTAAATATAACTGAGGATTATTAACAATAATATAGCAAAAATTGCTTGGATTATGGCACTACTATAAAAAGATAAGTTATTTTCACTCTCTTTCATTGTACTATTTCTTACTCTATACTATTATATAGAAATAATTTTTTTATAATTCAATAATATTATAAATAAAAAACTTAGTAGAATTATCCAAGTTTTTAATATTTATATTTTTAATTTTATCTATTATACAATTATATTTAGCGATAGCCAAGATTTTATATAATTGTTCCAGTAAAATATCCAGAATATATTTATAGATATCGGTATTATATACAATACTAACCACGTAATCTGCGATATTATTTAGCAATATTAGCAGTTCTTCGCGTTTATATTTAATCCATATCTTATTAATATTATTTATCCCACGCTTCCATTTGGTATATTCGCAATACATATCGTATTCGTCGTTCAATACCAGAAGGTTGTTTTCGTATATATATCTAGGCGGATCCCATTCCTTATTGTTTATGTAATTATTCCAGAGCTTATCAAGCATCGCGCAGACATATTCCTTGTCAAATAGAGCGAGTATATTACTATATAATTCGTCGTCGCTCGTTTTAACATAATTCCATATAATCATAAAAATATCGTCCTTGTTATCATTATTATCATTTACAGCGATAATTTCCTTAATTTTCTCGTAGATACTGTCCCTGTTTTTAATACTTAGTTTATTTAAATTACCTATCAAACACCTTTTCAGCTCGGATTTCTTTGTAAAGTCGGGTATTATGATGTGAAATCTTGATTTAACCTTAGGTTTATTATACTTCTCTTTATTATTATTATATATTTTTTTTGCCCATATCATTTTAGGGTCATAATAAGAGTTGAAACACGAATATGTATTTTTAATATCTAAGGCTTTATCCAAAATATTGCGTGGTACATCTACTGAATTATAGATATCTCTAAATTGTTCTATACTAATCTTGATGATTTGTTCGTCCATTATAATTAGTTATAATGAATAATCTTATATATTGATTACATAACATAATTATAATATTCGATATATCACAGTATCTAATAAAAATAAATTATCACATCAAAATATATAATTATCATATTATAAGTTCACTTGCGCGTTTTTGTATTATCTAGATTTCCTTCTTCGTTTACGTAAACGATATGTATTTGAAGAAGGCGAGGATGCTCTTGACGCAGACGAGGATTTTCTTATTGCCGCCTGTCTTGACGCTGTTCTTGCAGCGGTCAGGGATGCGCTTCTTGCAGCGGTCGGGGATTTTGCCGAGGATGATCCTGACGCAGACGAGGATGATCCTGACGCAGACGAGGATGATCCTGACGCAGACGAGGATTTTGCCGAGGATTTTGCCGAGGATGCTCTTCTTGCCGCGACATATTCATCAATAACTACCTTTATTGATGAATAGAGATCATTCATATTAAATGTATCATTTCCAATATTATTATTTATATATCTTGTATATATTACTCTGTTATTTTTTAAGGGGTCAGATTTTGCGGCTTTCTTAAAATTTTCCAAATCCCTTCTCATTTCTTTAATACTCATACGAATGGCCGCAGCTTCCTCCCTCTTATTTTTAATATCAGTCTTCAATATGTTTAGATAATTTTTTGATTTTTCCGATACATCGTACGCTCCATTCCTACCAAGCCTGACACTTGCCGTGACCGATCGGGCGCCGTCAATAGCCAAGTTTTCAAAATGAGTTATCCATTCTATTTCCATTTCTTCAATAAGCCTCTCAATGTCTTTAACTTCCTCTTCCATTTTTATAATTTTAGTGCGCAATTCTTCTTGACTTCTATAAACTATTATCTGACTCATATTCTTCTGATTCATATTCTTCTGACTCATATTCTAATATATTATAAGATTTTTTTAGTTATTTTTTGAAATGGATAATATACATAAGGCAAAAACAATAATAGTTAATAAAGTATTAATGACGCGCGAGATAATTAATAGATTAGAGGAGCTATATTCAAACTATCTTGTATATAGAACTATAATTGTGTGCGATGATAATAGTCTTGACAAGTATGTCAATATACTTAGAGAGAATAATTATGATTGCTATGTGTTAAAAGATTATGACGCTGCGGTAAATTATGATTCTCTGGATGTAAGGATATTTTTAATAGAGAAGGGGCATTTTATCAAGTTTATCAAGGGGTATATTGATAATAAGATTAGCGCAAATGCGGATACAGATACAGAGACAGATATGCATAGATATGGGGCGTATTTTTATAATTCAATTATAATACAATTAGATAATGATAATGACTATGATATCATAGGAGAAACCGAGAGAATAAAGAGAGAATACAAGGAAATATCTAATAATTATGATATTATTATCTAATAATAATTTAGAAGATTATACAAGTAGGATATTAATATGGCTGCAAAAAAGAGTTTTTTCGGAAGCGATATATTTATTATGATTTCAATAATATTATTTTTATTATTGGCTATTGCCGTTTTATTCGCATATAATAAAAATAAAATAATGGAGACTTTTATGGGCGAATCGGCTGATAAAAAATACAGGATGGAGTATTATTATATGGACGGCTGCGGACACTGTGAGGATTTCAGTAAATCTGGAGTATGGGACAAGCTTAATGGAGAATATGGGAATAAATTAGACTTTAAAAAGTATAATATGAAGGATTGCAAGGATAGAATAGATAAATATGAAATCTCTGGATATCCCACTATTATAATAATAGATAAGAGAGAATCAGAAAAAAAGTTAGAGGAATACAATGATGACAGAAGATACGATAAAATGAAGGTATTTGTAGGAAAATACGCTGATATGTAGGCATCCGCAGGTATTCGCAGGTATCCGCAGGTATTCG